TGTCACGACCGCAGCGCGCGACGGGTTACAGCTTTCCGGCACACAGACAGATTTCGACCAAGCGTACACGATCATCGAGATTGAACGGACACTCTCGCCCACAAGTGGCTTCAGACAGACGATTCGGGCGATTGCTGCGCCGGCAACACAGTAAGGACAAAGCGGTTGCAACGTTTTCTTAATGCGCTGAAGGCGCAAGCCGGCGCGATGGATGCGGCGCAGGGACAGCCTCGCTTCGGGCTAGTCTCGTCGGTCGATCCGAATCAGTTCACCGCACGCGTGCAGTTGCAGCCGGAAGGCGTACTAACCGGATGGCTGCCGATCCTGAGTGCCTGGGTCGGGAAGGGCTGGGGCATGGTCGCCCTGCCGTCGCCCGGCGACCAGGTGTTGGTGTTGGCGCAGGAAGGTCATGCCGAGCAAGGCGTCATCATCGGCGCCGCATACAGCAGCAGCATGCCTGCCCCCGTCGCGTCTAACGGCGAGTTCTGGCTGGTGCACCAATCGGGCAGCTTCATCAAGCTTCGCAACGACGGCACGGTGCAGATCCAGGGCGATCTGCACGTCGCGGGCGATGTCTACGACAGCCACGGCTCGCTCGCGCAGTTGCGCCAGGATTACGACATCCATACGCACGCGAGCCTCTCCAGCCCTCCCAATCCGCAGGCCTGAACAGTGTCGGATATCTATCACCAGTTCGGTTCCGATCTGCTTGTCGGACCGACGGGGGACCTTGCGCCCGTTTCCGACTCGCTGCTCGGTCAACAACGAGTGCTTCGCCGCTTGCTGACGAACCCCGGCGACTACATGTGGCAGCTCACATACGGCGCGGGGCTCGCACAATTCGTCGGCCAGCCGGCGAGCGCCCAGCAGATCACCGCTGTGATCCGCAGCCAGCTCTTCAAGGAGTCCGTCGTCGCCACGTCGCCCGCGCCGGTGATCGAAATCTCGCCCGCGACTGACGGCAGCGGCTCCGTCTGGGTGCAGGTGCGCTACTCCGACGCGACAACAGACGTATCTCAGATCCTGACCTTCACCGTAGGGCCGCAAGGCGGCACCTCGAGCAACTGAGCGAGGAGCGGATGCAACTGTCGCTACAGAATTTCTCCCAGCTCGTGCAGAACGCCGCTGCCGCCGTGCAGGCGAAGGCGACGCAGCTTATGGACCTCACCGTCGGCTCCACGCTTCGCGCAGTGCTCGAAGCGAATGCCTCGATCGGACTATGGATGCAGTGGCTGATCGTGCTCGTGCTGCAAACGACGCGGGCATCGACCAGCACCGGCACCGAACTCGACACCTGGTTTGCCGACTTTGGTTTCTCCCGCCTGCCCGCGTCTCCTGCAAGCGGCAGCGTGACGTTCGTGCGCTATGTTCCATCGATGGCGGCGACGATCCCAGTGGGTGCGCTCGTCCGCACGAGCGACGGCACGCAGACTTTCGCGGTCACGGCCGATCCCACGAATGCCGCTTACAGCGCAGCCGCGAATGCGTACCTGCTCGCATCGGGCGTAGCGAGCGTCACTGTTCGCGTTGTGGCCCAGGTTGCGGGCAGCGCTGGGAATGTGCTGGCCGGGACGGTCACGCTGGTTGTCACCACGATCGTGGGCGTCGATACGGTCAGCAACGCGGTCCCGATGACGGGGGGTATGGACGCCGAGACCGACGCAGCGGCCCGTCTGCGCTTTCAGAGCTTCCTCGATACCCGCAGCCGGGCGACCACGCTCGCAATTGAGTTCGCCATACAAGGTGTGCAGCAGGGCCTCACATTCCTTGTGCAGGAGAACGCAGATGCCGCCGGCAACACGCTGATGGGCAACTTCGTCGTGACGGTCGACGACGGTACGGGCTCGCCATCCGCGGCGCTGCTGCAAGCCGTGACGACGGCGATTGAAGCGGTGCGACCGATCTGCAGCACCTTCAGCGTGCAGCCGCCGCAGCTTCTGTCCCTGACGATCTCGGCGACCCTGACGGTGACCATACCTGGCCAGTTGCAGCCGGCGATCACCGCGGTCACGGCCGCGCTGCAGCAGTACGTCAGTGCTCTGCCGGTCGGCACGGGCATTTCGCTGACCCGCATCGCGCAGATCGCCTACGCCGCATCGCCCGCAGTGATCAACGTCACGCAAGTCCTGATCAACGGGGTTGCCGCCGACCTCGTGCCTGCCCCGACGGGCGTCTGCAAGATCGGCTCGGTGGTGCTGAACTAATGACCGGGGATCAGAACGACATGGCGGCTCGCATCAGGGCGGTGCTGCCAATGGGCTGGTTCCCCGACACCGCGCCGGTTCTCGACAGCCTGCTTGCCGGGCTCGCCTGGATGTGGTCCTGGGCCTATGGGTTGCTGCAGTTCGTCGCGGCGCAGACGAGGCTGGCGACGACGAGCGGGATGTGGCTCGACCTGTTCGCCTTCGACTATTTTGGCAACCGGGTCGCCCGCGGCATGCAGGAGACGGATGACGCATTCCGCTCTCGCGTGGGTAAGGAGATGCAGCGCATCCGGGGCACCCGCGCCGCTGTCGTCTCCGTGCTGACCGACCTCACCGGTCAGGCGCCAACGATCTTCGAGCCGATGAACACCGGCGACACCGGCGGATGGGGCACACTGGGGGAGCAGGGCAGCGGACTTGCCTGGAATACAGCCGGGGGCTGGGGAAGCCTGTCGATGCCGTTCCAATGCTTCGTCACGGCCTACAACCCGCCGAACGTCGGCATCGCCAACGTGCAGCCCTGGAACGGAGAGGGCGGCTGGGGCAGCCCGGTCCTGGCGTACGCCGACTTACAGCAGTCGGCCGATACGCTGACCGATGCGGAAATCTATGCGGCGGTTGCCGACGTCATGCCCTGCGCCACGATCGCCTGGACCCAAATCGCGGTCTGAATTGCCTCGGCGGGCACAAGGCCACGTTTTTTTCTTGCCCAGATGCCCCAGTAAAGCATAATTTCCTAACTAGGATAGCCTAGCCGTCACCGTCGAGCGCAAAGCTCCGGCCGGCTCCGACGCTCGCCACTCATCACCTTCCAGGGACGGCCATGGACCGGAACATCGTCTATCCGGGCAGTATTCCCCTTGATACGGATATGCTGTCGCTTAACCGCAACGTCATGATGGCGATCGGCACGCTCGCTCGGGCGACGTTGGGGTCGGCCTCTGTTGTCGATGGACTCGCCTGCACGCCGGCGGCCTCGGGTCTTGCCGTGCAGATCGGTCCGGGCATCGTCACCGCACTCGAGCCGGTCGACACACTACCGTATGGGTCGCTTCCGGCGGATACCGCGGACAACATCGTCAAGGTCGGCATCAACATCGCATCGACGCTGGTGTCGCTGCCATCGCCGCCGGCGACGACCGGACAGTCGGTCGCGTATCTGATCGAGGTGGCCTTCCAGGAGACCGACACCAATTCTGTCGTTCTGCCCTACTACAACGCCGCGAACCCCTCGCAGCCTTTCAGCGGTCCGAACAACTCTCTCGGGCAGCAAGCCACGCTCCGGCGCCAGATCGTTCAAATTCAGGCGAAGGCCGGACCCGTCGCGTCAGGCACCACACCGAGCGTGCCGCCGATCGACAACGGCTGGGTTGGTCTTTACTCGGTTGTGGTTAATGCCGGGGACCTGCTGGTCAATCCGGCCAACATCACCCTGCTGCCGACCGCGCCGGTGATTCCATTCAAGCTTCCTCAGTTGCGGCCCGGCTTTGGGTCGGGCGTGCTTGGGTTCACATGGTCCGGCAATTTCACCGTACCGGCCGCTGTGACGCAGGTCGAAGTCGAGGTATGGGGCGGCGGCGGCGGTTCGTACCCTTCTAGCTCAACGGCCGCCACGGCGGGTGGCGCAGGCGGCGGCTATGCGCGCAAGCGGATCACCGGCCTCACACCCGGCCAGGTCATTCAGGTTTCGGTGGGCGACGGCGGACAGGCCGGAACGATAGCCGGACAATCGCCCGCGCCCGGAGGTACCTCGTCCTTCGGCAACTTGATAGCCGCGACAGGCGGTACGCCGGATGGCGCTACGCCGGGCAACGGCGTGAACGGCGATGTCAACATCCTCGGCGGAGCGGGCTCAGCTGCTCCGAATCAGTATGTCGGCGGGCAGGGCGGCAACGGTGCGCTCGGCGGAGGCGTGATGTTGAGCGTCGGCGGGAACGGCCTGAATGGGTTGTTCCCCGGGGGCGGCGCATCCGGCGCGGCTGTGGGTAAATTCAACGGCGCCCAGGGCGCTAACGGCATGGTAGTGGTGCGGTGGTGACCATGGGCACGTCGACGACAAAAACTTACGCGCGCATCGGTGGGAACGGGACAGTGGCCGAGGTCATCAGCACCTCGGGCGACATCACGCAGATGTACCCTCCGTCGATGCAATGGGTCGACTGCACGTCCACCCCGGCAGTCGCCTATCGCTGGACCTATTCGAACGGAACTTTCTCTCCGCCTTCGCCTCCACCTGCGCCCACGCTGGCGCAACAGGCAGCCGCGTTGCTCGCCGGTACGCTGGAAGTGACCAGCAGCAGCACCCCCGCCCTTGACGGAGCGTACGCGATCGACGCAACGACGCAGAGCCACATCAGCGCTGAGATGCTCTCCGTCCAGGTGACAGGTAAGTTCGCGGATGGAACGACATCGATCGCCTGGCCGGATGCAAGCGGTGTGACGCATACGTTCCCGAGCACGGCATCTTTCCAGTCGTTTGCGATCGCCGTGGCCAGCTTTGTCGCGGCGGCGTACAAAGTTGTCATCGGCACCTCCACAACGCTTCCGACGCCCTCGGTGAGCATCGCGTAGCCAGAACCGCCGTCCCGACCCCGACGTCCAACGCCGCATTCGAGGGAGCCGCCATCATGCCGGCGCAGTCCGCCTATTTCTGGAAACCGAGCAACGCGCGCCTGCTGGTGCTGGACACCTTCGTGTCCCTAGCGCGTGCGAGCGCGCTCTCGGCACAGCCGCCGCTGACTTGGCCCGCCAAGGACCCCTCGGACGTGCTCGATTTCGTGCTCGACATGTCGCCCGCCGTCGCTGGCGACGAAGGCGACGCGATCGCATCGGTCAGCGCGTCGATCTCGCCTGCGAGCGATCCGTCCGACCTAAGCGTGTCGCAGATCGGCACGGACGGACTTTTCGCGGTCCTGTGGCTGGCGAATGGCGTCGCCGGGACGACCTATGCGGTGACGATCGCTGCTGTGACCCTCAGCGGACGAACCATCGAACGAACCGTGCTGCTCCCGGTTGTCTCCCTTTCGACGGGATTCGTCAGCCCCACTGACGCACTCGATGTCGAAGGCGACGCACCGCTCCTCGATCAGAACGGCAATCCGATACTGGTCGACTGAACTACGGCAGGCTCTGTGAGCTCCGTCGCTTAGCTCGATCTACCGGCTCGGCGCCAATCGCCAGCTGGTTTTGGCGCAACACTCGCTGGGTGAACGACGTCCGGTCCCGCCAGGGATCATCGCCTCAGCATTCTCCGACAGGGACCCGCCCATGCCGACGATTTCGCAGCTTCCGGCTGCGACCTCGGTCAGCGCGACCGACGAATTGCCGATCAACCAGAACGGTACGGTCGCCTCGGTGACCGTTCGCCAGCTTCTTGCAAGCACGCAGCCCGCGATCACGCTACCCTCGACCGGGTTGCTGGGTCAGCCAAATCCTGGTCCTGGTGCGCCTGTGCCGGTCGGCATTGGCCAGGGCGTCACGATCGTTAACGGATCGCTAGAGGCCGACGGCCTCGATCATCTCAGCTTTCCCGAGCAGCAATCGCTCCCGCTGGCGGACGAGGTGATCGTGAACGCGAACGGCACGCCGTCGCGCCTGCCGATGACGCAGCTCTTCAGCCTTTACAGCGCCGGCGAGAACATCACGATTGATCCGAACGGAACGATCTCGGCGCAGGGCGGTCCGACTGGCCCGGCGGGTCCGCCAGGCGCGAGCCTTCTGATCGGTGATGGCGCGCCTTCCGGCACGCTTGGTGCCGGTGGCGACACTTATATCGACGCGGCCGCCGGCACGCTCTACGTCAACAGTGCCGGAACCTGGGCGCCTGTTGGGAACATTACAGGGCCGGCTGGTGCGGCCGGTCTTTCTGGGCCCGCCGGCCCTGTTGGGGCTGCCGGTCCAGCAGGTCCCAGAGGTCCGATGGGGCCAATCGGGCTAGCCGGTGCAGTCGGTCCCGCGGGTCCGGCCGGTGTGGCGGGGACCGCCTTTCTCGCGGGATCGGGGGCGCCCTCCACGACCCTCGGCTCGGATGGCGACACCTACCTCGATACTCACGCTGGCGATCTTTACATCCGAAATAATGGAAGCTGGACGGAGAGCGCCACCATCGTCGGCCCAGCCGGCCCCGCTGGCGCGCCGGGCAGCAATGTCACGATCAGCAATCTTCCGGTCGTTTCTTCGATCGGCTCGAGTGATCTGGTCGGCATCAGCCAGTCCGGCACCGACCATGCGATCACGTATGCAAACTTTCTTGCCGGCGAGACCATCGACGAGCTTGCGGCTGCGGGTGCGGCTGCCGACTCAGACAGCATGCTCGTGGGCCAGGGCGGCAGCACGGTGCTGCGGCAGACCTTCGCGGCGGTGTGGAGCTGGATTTCCGTCAAACTGCCGACATACAGCCTGCCGGTCGTCGAGCTAACTGCGAACACGACGCTGAGTGGTGTGCAGCACAATGGGCGTCTGCTCGTCTGCTCGGCACCGGTGACTGTGACGGTCAATCTCACCGGCATGGGATCGGGCTTCGTCTGCGATCTCTTGAATGTCGCTAGCGGGCCCGTCGCGTTGTCTGGGGTGACGACCTCGTCAGGCGTTTCGAGCATTGCCGCCGGTCAGTCCGCCCGCGTTTACGTCGCCACCTATTCCGGCGGCACTCTGGCGTATGCGGCACTCTCTGCCGTCAGCAGTGGCAACACGTCAGCCGTGCCTGGCCAAGTAGCCGGCGTGTCTGTCACCGCTGCGACCAGCAATTCAGTGACGCTGTCATGGGGCGTTCCTGCCGGTCCTTTGCCGACGTCGTATGTGGTGCAGTACCGCGTATCCGGAACGACGGCCTGGAGCACGCAGGCAGCGTCCAGCACCGTCTGCACCATCCGCCAACCTGCTGGCACTTACGTCCTATGATGTGACCGTGGCGGCGATGAACGCGGCGGGGCAGGGGACGTCGTCTTCGACCATTCGCGCGACGACATCCGCGGCGCCGGCGCCGGTGCCCGGGGCTGTGACCGGGCTTTCGATAGGCACGCCCACAGCAAGCTCGATCCCGCTGACCTGGACTGCTCCGTCCGGGGCGAGCGCACAGACGGTCCAATACCGAGTGACAGGCACGTCCGCCTGGAACACGGCGTCGAGCACGCTATCGGCTACCGCGACGAGCTACACTGCCACCGGCCTGGCTCCATCTACCCAGTACGACGTGCAGGTATTCGGCACCAACGCGAGCGGCCCCGGGCCGGCCGAGATGGCGTCCGGCATTTCGACTTCGGCGAACAGCAGCTCGGGGTCCGGATCGAGTGGCAGCTCCGGGGGGAGCAGCGGTGGAAGTGGCAGTGG